ATTGCTATATAACTGCTGTATAAGTAGGTCTTTAGAGTTTAATTGGCGATGGAGACTGGATGTTCTACCGTCTGCCGTCTTGAGTGACTGAACGATCTTGCGCGCTTTTTCCTTCAGTTCTTCAGATGGCTGACTATTTACGAACTCCCTGTACTCGTCGTCCTTGGTTTTTTGCTTAGGTTCTTCTATTTCTTGTTTTGTACTTTCTCTATCTTCTGAGGCATCTTTATCATGAGCCTGCTCATTGTCTTCTATTGCATCATCGCTATGTTCGATAGCATCCTTTTTATCTTCAAGCTCAGTTTCTGGCTCATCAGCAAAAGCAGCTTTATTACCAAACTGCTTATTCCACTCATCTACATAGCTTTGATCTAATGCCTCTTTAGTCATTGCGTCCCTCCGGGATGGCTAGGTTTACTTCTAGTGCCTTTAGTAGTGTAACTAATTCTGCAAAGCGCCCTCTGAGAATATCCGTACTATCTTCGTCAAGTCTTGGGGATACTATTTTTTTGTATATCTCTTTCTTTCTATGCTCGACGTACTTTACCACTATATCTTTATCTATTCTTTGATTCATCAGATTCCGCTTCCCTCGGTTAACTTTACTGCGAGTTCAGTATTAAACTTGTCAACATCTATTGACTTTAATTCTCTAGCTAAATCTTGTCTACTCTCCTCTATATTAAAGTCAAAGTCCATTTTCCGGAGATCAAGATCCTCCTTTCGCTGGAAAGTGAGCATTGCCGTTTGTAGCTCCATCTGCTTTTCTAACTGCCGTGCCTGTAGCTCTGCTACTTTTAACTGAAGCTCCATCTTACGCAATTCAAGTTCTGCCGTGGACAGCTGCAACTTAACCTGTGCATTTTGCTGCTCAATCTGTAGCTTGGCTTGCATTTCCTGCTGGCGAGATTCCTCACGCATCATAACAGCTTGCGCCTGCACCATCTGCGGATCAGGTGCCGCACTAGCTTGTGCTTCTTGCTGTTCCTGCATCTTTTTATCAACTTCACGTGAGGATCTTAGCAGCATTGGACCAGCCCTTGTAGCGGCAACCCATCTTCTAAATGCTTCCGCCTCATTAATCTGAACCATGTACTCTGGTTTCTGGGAAGCCATTGCTAAAATTCTTTCTATATCTTGGGCTAGAATCTGATTATCAATACGTTCAGTTGCCCCTCCGACCGATACTTTGAAGTTTCCTTTTATCCCGGGATCATCGCTGTACTGCATATTATAGTGTACCCAGCGATTTATCAGCGGGATTGTCATATTATCATCCCAATGCTGGCTGAGCTCTCTTTGATGTACATTAGCCTCAGTGAGAACCATACCCATATTCATAGCCGGTACATTGGCTTGTGGTTCTGTATGCGCTTGTATCATAGGGCTCTGGGATTCTATGTCAGCGAACTGCATAGCAGAGTCTATGATATTCATGAGGGATGCTTGATTATTTGGTATGTTTACGAACTGGAATGCACCATTTACATCAGTGGCATACTCTGTCATGTACCAAATCTTCATAGATTCTATTTCCCACTTGCCATTAGCGGGTTCTATAGCATCTCTATTCACGACAATCTGGGGCCCTGCTGAAAGGCCTGCGTTATCAAGAAGCATTGCATAGGTCGATTCAACAACCCTTTGCTGATCAGCCCTCATGTAAGGCATTCCGTGGCCAAACACAGAGGCGTCATCCTGCTCCCATACGGCCAAATGGTATGGAATAGTATCATCCCCATCCAATAGGGCCATAGACACACGTATAACAACTCCTCTGACCACAAATACTTTACCAAAGTACTCTTTTAACTGATCGTCTTTTTCCTCCCTGCTTATATATCCCATCATGTGCAGAACATCTTTTGGTAAAGCACCATGGTATTCTTTAACTAGATACTTATTACTAAAGTCAGCATCACCATTTCGCGAGGTAAAAAGACCACTCGTAGATTGCAGCCGATTCCCATCTGGCTCCATCATAATTGCAACCTTTATGTTGCTGGTTAAGTACTGAGGATTATTGGCTAAGCGAATTAAATCACGCTTGCCCATTGGGTGAACCTCAAAGCAATCTTCAATATCTTCTGGCATAAGCGCGCCAGGATCAGGATAGAATAATCTAGGGTCTACGCAATAAACCTCTGGCATTGTTATGCGTTCTATCACAAGATCAGACTGGAGGCCCCCGTCTGAATCCTCATAGTGGTTATACATCTTGGAATTCTTAACTTCCTCCTCTGGCCCCTTGAGTATACCAGTCCCTAGTATAGCCCAATCTCTCATAGCCTGCCGTGCTTTTTTACCGTACCGGCTAATGGATAGCTGGTTTCTAATAAGGGTTTGCATGCGAAGAGCTTTTTCACGCTCCTCATTAATTTCCGATTCAATGGTAGCCACCTGATTTTGCTCTTGAGGAGGCTGTTGTAATTGAATGGCCTGATCAGGCGGTAGTGGCGCATTAGGGTCTTCAATAGGAACTTGTGGCTGCTGCTGAGCAATAGCCGCATCAGCAGCAATCTCTTCAAGCTCAGGATCTATCAGCGCTTCTATAGTGAAATTATAATCGCCACCTAGCGGGAACTGGATATCCCTCATACGAGAAACAGCTAAGTTTGTCGGGCTTCTTGTTATATTTGGTTTTGGTATTCTTCGGGCAGATAAAGGCTCTGCCATCTTGCCCTTTTCTTTTAAGCTCTCACTGACTCCGTTATACTGTAGTAAAGCCTTAGCCCACTCTTGCTCTTTTTCAGTTCTCTTACTAAGGTACTTTCCGAACTTTGCCTCAAGCTGTTGTCCCAAAACTTCCAGAGCACGCACCTTGTTTAAGCGATTTTCTTCCTCTGAAATAGGTTCATCTTCAGGCACAAAGCCCTCTTGAGAATCATTAGTTTCAAGTAACTCCTCATCAGATACATGAGTAAATGGCATTAGAAATAACTCCTAGCCCCAGCTATCCGCCGGTGTGTGTTTCTAGTAAATTCCAAGGACTTGCCGTGCTTTGGCCCTGAAATGACACCGTATCTACAACAGTCCATCAAGTGATCATCCTTTTTTACGATTATTCCATTGTCATTTCTTCTGTACTTTCTATATTCCTTCAAGAATTCTTCTGTATTAGAGTTCCACAAAACTTTTAATCTACCTGAAGAAAGCCTGCCCCATACAGCTGCTATGCCAGACTCAACATCATTATCCGCAGTAACTAAATCTAGCCCTGCTTGCCTATAAAGCCTGAGTAGTTTATCGCCATCGCGCTGCGATCCTATATTTGAAGCAGGATCAATTACCCCACGTAATTTCATTGGAGGATCTTTTGGATCTCTCTGAAAAATATGTGCGGCGTGTAGCTCTGGCTCTTTTTTGCCCTGCTTGTAAGCATCATAAATGTATATTAAATCTGCTGAGGTGTCGTGTGCAAACCAAAGTACCGCCGTATCTCGCCACCCAACATCCATCGCATACCATCTACGCCAAGAATCCTTCATTTCAATAGAATGTTCTAAAACAAATTGCGATTCAGGTATTGGATATATGCTACCAGACCCTAATGTAGGTTTTCCCTCGGATCGCGCCTCAATTAAGTGTGGTGGCGTACTATCTTTAATAGCTTTCATTTCATCCTCATCTAAATGAGGAGCATGCTTCCATCCAGCATTAACTATGTACCTAGCCATTACTTATCTTCATGTTCTGTGTATGACGATGAGGTATCTTGAAACTGCACTATAAAATCCGTCAGTCCCTGCATTGGCGTTAGTGTAGACATTATTATACCCTTTGTTGTCATAGTTCTTAATAACGCCTCGTTATAAACATCATTAGGTGGTTCCTCATCAAACCAGATTCCATGCTTAGCTGTTCCCTCAAATGCACGCCTCTTCTGATCGTACGTCTTAAATCCTATCCTGCTAGTTCCTCCGGTAGGTACGTGCCTAACCCATACCTCATCTACGGCATTAGCAGTACCATGCTTGGGTGTACTTTTAAGTATGTACTCCCGCGCAATCATGCCGCTTCCAATTTCATTCGGCATACCGAGTAACTCTTTCTGTGGAGCATCTCGGGTCGTTACGGTAGTGCTGCCAGCTACCCACCATTCTGTAGGAGATTTAAATACTCTGCCCTCCCACCAATCAGGGTATACCCCTGTGGCATGGCAGGCAACTTCGTAAGCCCCTGCCAGAGTTTTACCAACTCTGTTTGCAGCAAGAAATAACCTTTCCTTATATAATGCTCCAGATCTAAAAAACTCCATGTGCCTTGTATACTTGTCGTACGATAGAGGGCCTTCCTTCGGAAAAATTTTATACAGATGCCCTCCGAACTTTTCTATCTCCTGCTTCCTTTTAAGTATACGTAAAAGGGAAGCTTTTTGCTTTGGAGATAACTTACTTGCGTCAATTAGGGGTGAGTGAGACATTATCAAAAGCCTTTAATTGCTCGTCAATATCAACCTCATTCTGATAGTCTTCCTCATCAGTTTCATCAGAAGTAGAAACCTTATCGTTCCAATTAAACCTATTCTGCATGTTAATCTTATATAGGTTGGCATTAAATCCCTGTGTCGTTAGATTCAACCGCCCTTGCTTCATCCACCACGCTTTAGATAATGTCTTACCAAACTGGACTATATCTTCGAAACTAACATCCGTCATTAGAAGTAGCTTCCAGAACTTATATGTCATTTTTAACTCAGCCCTGACCTCGGTATCTGATGCCCCCTCCTTGTACATAGAAAGCATCATATCCTTCCAATTTGTAGGTAAATCATGTACGTTTTTCATATTGAACTATATCGCTAAGTCTTTTCTGAACGTAACCGGTTATTGTAGCAAGTATGCCAATGGTGCTGCCGTGTATAGTTGCCCATGCCATACTTACTTCTGCTTGTGGGAAGTTTACAAATGTAACAACCGTAGCATATGTTATTAGACACATAGCCCATACTATAAGCAAGTTACCTAGGATTTGCGTTAAAAATGGGCTCATATTCATTTGCTTGTTCTAT